AAGATTCTATGTCACACCAGATGATGAGTATTATCCATCAATCACAACTGTTTTAAGTCCAAGAAAATCTAAAGGTTTACAAGAGTGGCGTGATAGAGTGGGCCCTCAAGTTGCATCTTATATTTCTAGAACAGCTGCTAGACGAGGTACACAAGTACATTCTATCTGTGAAGATTTTCTAAACAACAAATCAATTGAACATCATAAAGAAAACTTTCTTGCATGGTGTTTATTCAATCAATTAAAAGAAACCCTTACAAGTCGTATAAATAGTATACACGCACAAGAATGTGCGTTATATAGCACCAAGTACAGGGTCGCAGGTAGAGTTGATTGTATTGCAGAATATAATAATGAGTTATCAATAATTGACTTTAAAACTTCTAGAAGTTCTAGAAATGATGAATACAATTTAGATTATTATTTACAAGCTACTGCATATGCAGAAATGTGGGAAGAAAGAACAGGTCAACCTATCAATCAAATCGTGATTCTTGTAGTAACAGAAAACGGAGAGGTTCAAGAATTTGTAAAAGATAAAACTGAATATATACCACAACTTCTCCAAGCGATTGATGACTTTACTGTACAATGGGAAAAGGAGAAAGTATAATGGGTATGTCCAGAACGCAACAAGCTTTAGAAGAATTAAAAGTTAAAGACATTAATTCCTACGAAGCACTTAAACATCTATGGGTAGATTCTTTTAAAGGCGAATTCAATCATAAAGATGTAGAAGAATTTGTGGAGAAATACAAATTACTTGAACATGATGATATGGAAACAAAACATATCATTGAATCGATTATTAAAAGCATACATGGAGTGGTAGGTGTACAATGAAACTTGAAGAATTAACTGTTATGACACCAAAGAAGTTTTCTATACTAATTGAAGATTTAGTAAAGAAAGATAAAATATCCTACATGGATGCGATTGTTCATTATTGTCAGGTGAAAAAAATGGAGCCAGAGGCAATCAAACCTCTGGTTTCTAAACCTCTCAAAGAAAAACTCGAAGCAGACGCAAGAAGATTAAATTACTTACCAAAAATATCACAACTACCAATTTGAAAAATTTATGTATAATATTATGGAGCCGTGGGAAGCATATAAGATTTATCTAGGATTGAAATTACATTTCAATTCAGACTATGACTATCAAAGATATGGTGGTAAATCTAAAGCATCAAAACAATCATTTTTAAATAGAAAAGACAGAAGTTTCTTTGCTCGTGTTGCAAGAAAGTATAAAGATTCTGTTAAAGATTTTTTTATTGCAAATTTTTTAGTAAATCAAAAAGGTTGGATTGGTAACTTTAATGATTTAAATTATACTGAATGGAATAAAAGAAAACAATCTTTAACATATACATTCAACAATGAGATGACTTCACTATGTCAACTTGAAAATAATTTTGATGACATTTTTAAAATAGAAAATAATACACACCCACTAATTATAAAAGAATTTTTAGCTAAACGAGTTAGTATAGAAACATTAATTATTTTACAAGACTTGGTAAACTATATAAAAGATTTTGATAAAAAATTATCTGATGATTTGGTATGGCCAGACATAAGACGATTGATTGTCAAATACTCGGTGTTTTTGAATATTGATATTCAAAAATGTAAGATTAACCTTTTGAAGATTATAAAGGAAAATTTATAATGTCAAATGAAGAAACGATAAGAGAAGCAGGTTTTTATCTTTCCAAAATCGACAAACTTCAAGCTCGTGTCAAGTCATTAGAATTTGACAATGCAGAACTGCAAAAACGAGATGCAGAAGTTACGAAGAAGATTCAGGAATTTACAAAAACTGCTTTCTTCAAGTACAGGAACAAGAGAGGTTGACCCTCTCTTGTTTTTAGAACAAGGATTATTATGACTGCAAAATTAATATCATATTCACAATCACCATTACCACTTCGCAATAGTAATTACATTGAAGTATATAAACTAATATCTGATTTAGATGAAACACCAACAGACTTAATAGCTTATTGTGCAAGGGTATCAAATCCATCTAATCAAAATAATAAAGAAACAAGTGAAAAACTAATTCGATATTTAATTAAACATAAACATTTCTCACCATTTGAAATGATAAATGTATGTTTAGAAATAGAAACCACAAGAGATATTGCACATCAAATAGTTAGACATAGAAGTTTTACATTTCAAGAATTTAGTCAAAGATATGCAGATTCAACTACTGCATTAGGTTTCACAACTAGAGAAGCAAGACTGCAAGATGACAAGAATAGACAGAACTCTTTATTTTTAGATTTAACTGATGCAAAGAATATGAAGTTAGTAAGAGAATGGGAAGAAATGCAACAACTAGTTATTTCTCAATCAGAAAGAACATACAAGTGGGCTATAGAAAATGGTATTGCAAAAGAACAAGCAAGAGTAGTTTTACCAGAAGGTTTAACAAAGACTAGAATCTATATGAATGGCACAATTCGTTCTTGGATACACTACATTGAATTAAGAAGTGGTCATGGTACACAAAAAGAACACATGGACATTGCAAGAGAATGTGCTGTTGAAGTTGCAAAAGTATTTCCTATGATAAAAGAATTTGTAGAAGAAGATGTTATCAAAACAAAATAATGTTTATGTTTTAGGTAATGGTGAATCAAGAAAAAATATTGATGTAAATCATTTAAGAACACTTGGTAAAGTGTATGGCTGTAACGCAATCTATAGAGATACTAAAGTAGATGTTTTAGTATGTATTGATGATGGTATCAGTCATGAAGTTTATACTTCAGGTTATGCAAAAGATAATGTTTGTTATCTAAAAGATTGGTCACCATTACCTGCCGAAATATTAAATAGTTTTGTTCATACTGATATGTTCAAAGACACAGAAGTTATTGAGAACGAAAGAGGTGATAAAGAATCATTTGTATTACATGGTTGTGATTCAAAAATGTATGATGAACTATTAGATGAAGGTTTGAAACTTGTATCAGATAAAGAAGATTTCAAAGTTAAAATGGGAAAGAAACAAACTTTCATAACATGGTTAGAATTACAAGATAAAGTTAAAGATGTACCTAGAGAATATGAAGGTTGGAGTGCAGGCCCAATCGCAGTAAGAATTGCAGTAGAAAATGAGAAACCTGATAATGTATTTTTGTTAGGTTTTGATTTAAAAAGTAATGATGGTAAAATAAACAATCTGTACAAAGGAACAGATAATTATTATCCATCAGGTTCAAAAGAAATTTATTCTGGTAATTGGATAAAACAACATTCAGTAAATTTTAAATTATTTCCTGATGTTAATTTTATTCGAGTAGTACCTGATGAAATAAATTCTAATGCAATATCAAGTGAAGTAGATGAATGGAAACAATTTACAAATATTCGTCATGCAACACTTGACAAATTTGAAAATTTATAGTATTATAAATACTTTTAATATATTATGATTTTGTGAATAAAAAATAAACATACGATTACATACGGAGAAAAATTATGTCATTTGATACATTACGAAAGTCTAATTCTTTAGACAAATTACTTGCTCAAGTAAAGAAAGACGAAACCCCAACAACAGAAAAAAAGTCTTATGTAGATGAAAGACTGTGGAAACCACAAGTTGATAAAGCTGGTAATGGTTATGCAGTTATAAGATTTTTACCTGCCGTTGAAGGTGAAGAAGTTCCTTGGGTTCAAGTTTGGAATCATGCATTTCAAGGCCCTACTGGACAATGGTACATTGAGAACTCTCTCACTACTATTAAACAGAAAGACCCTGTATCTGAATACAACACTCAACTTTGGAATTCTGGAGTTGAAAGTGATAAAGAGATTGCAAGAAAACAAAAAAGAAAATTGCAATACTATGCAAATATCTATGTTGTAGAAGATAAAACAAATCCTCAAAACGAAGGTAAAGTTTTCTTATACAAGTTTGGTAAAAAAATATTTGACAAACTTATGGAAGCTATGCAACCAGAGTTTGATGATGAAACACCAATTAATCCTTTTGACTTTTGGCAAGGTGCGAACTTTAAATTAAAGATTCGTAAAGTAGATGGTTATTGGAACTATGACAAGTCTAGTTTTGATGCACCAACTAAACTGAAAGAAAGTGATGACGAAATCGAAAAGGTTTGGAAAAGTCAGTATGCACTAAAAGATTTTTTAGATGCAAGTAATTTCAAATCTTATGATGAGTTAAAGAAAAGGTTAGATGCAGTATTATCTGGAACTACAGTTACTAAAAGAGCTGAACAAATGATTACAGAAGATTCTGAAGATATTCCAACTCTGAAAGAAACTGCACCTAAACAGAAATCTATTGCGAGTGAAGATGATGATGATACTTTAGGTTACTTTGAACAACTTGCAAAAGAGTAAAAACTTCAACCCCAACTGAAGTTTTATGAGACCCTCGAAAGAGGGTCTTTTTTTATTGATTATTAACTAAATCTCTATTTTCCTGATCAGAAAGATTATCAATTCTTAAAAGATTTACTGGATTAGTAACCCTTTGGTCGATATTATTAGTAGTAACAACCATATCACCGTTACCACTAGTACTTCTATCTTTTGCAGATAATTCTTCTACTTCAGCTGTTGCTTGTTGAAGTGTAGGATCATCGGCTGAAAGTCTTTCACCTGATTTAGTAATTCCTGCAAACGCATAAACTTGATCAGGAATCGCTTCTGATATTGCTCTTTTAATAAATCCAAAAAATCCATCACCATCACCAGATGATGTTGGTAAGATTGCTCTTAAAATCATTCTATAAAAATCTAAATATAAAGTACCTACACCTTTAAATAATGTTTTGATAAATCCTAATGGGCCACCTGTTCCATCACCAGTAAATGTTTCCTTGAGATAATCTACAAAATTAGTAATTAATCCAAGAAAATTTGTAAACATTTCTTTAACTTTATCTTTAACCATAACACCAAAGTTTGTAAGTATTTCACCTAACTGGTCAAAAGCTGTTCCTGAAATAATCCAATCTGCAAAGTCAGAAAACGCTCCAAATATACCTGTAAACAAATTCATAATTTTATCTTTAATACTAAAACTTGCAAGCGATTCTTGTGCATTTTCAAATCCCATTTTTCCTAGAATCCAACCAATAACTTTTTTTAGTAAATCTAAAGGTATGCCAACTAGATTACCTACTAGTTTTGCAAAACCACCACCAAGACCATCTAAAATTTTTGCAAGCATTGAATCACCTTTTGATGATTTGAAACCATCAATGAAACCAGTGACACTATCAAAGATAGCGATTGCTAATGTTATTGGAACAAAGATTTTCCCTAAAACTTGACCAAATGTTGTTGCAAAACTTTTTATCGTTGCAAATCCAGCTTTGAAACCATCCATAAGAGGTTTGAATAATTTGAATATTGAACTAAATAAACCTTTTATATAATTAAATACTTGTTTAACTTTACCACCAACTTTACTACCACTTCCTGTTATAAACTCCTTTACTATTCTAAATATGTCTACAAATGATTTTATTACATCATCAACAAAATTAACTAATAATCCAGTAAGTCCAGTAGTGAAAAAGGCTTTAATTGCAGTTATGGCTTTTGAATTTTTTATAATTCTACCTATTGTGCTAAAGAGAGATTTAAACGCATTAAATAAACCAGTACCAAGATTTTTAACACCTGACATAAGTTTCATGCCACCTAATGCTTTAAAAAGAACTTTTAATTCAAATAAAATCTGTGAAAATAATCCTGAAATTACAAATAGTGGTGCAAGTAAAGCACCTAAACCAAAACCAGCTGCCTTGCCAACTCCTGCAAGTAATCCTTTAAAACCTTGAACTGTTACTTTATATAATGCTTCAAGTATAGATGTTTGTTTTTTCTGAGCTCTTTGATCTTCTCTTTTTTTCTCAACTTCAAATGCACTTGCAACTTTTTTACCTGCGGCTTTTGTTGCATCAACAATTCTAGTACCGCCAGGTATTGCACCAGGCAATGATTTAAAAAATCCAGTTATTGGACTTATAATGTTTGTTGCAACATCAGTAAGTTTCATATCTTTTGCAACACCTTTAAATCCTTGAATAATTGCAGAAGATTGTTTGTTATTTTTATCATTATCTTTTTTATCATCATCAGTTTTTTGATTAATTTCATCTATACTATCACCCATGTAAAGAATTGCAGTTGCAATTGCTTTAAGACCCATAGTGTGACGACCATCTCTACCAGCTTCACTTCTATTGTTAAATTTTAATTGTGTTATTACATCATCTAAAGTTGCACTTGCCATTTATTATTTCCTTTTAAGATATGCTTCTTTACCATAGAAAGCCGCAACGATACCTGCACTTGCAATAAAGTATAAATCAGCCATACTTGCAAGAATATCTGCTTTAAGTCCAATTGCATCTGCAATTAATGTTACGATAGGATAAAACAACATTCCACATAACGCCATCCAAGCCATCTGTCTTTGAGAATCTTGTCTTTTATCCTCATTATCTAATTCAACTAATTTTCTATCCATTTCCAATTCTTTATCACTCACAACACCATCTCCATCTAAATCATATTTTGCATAATGCGATTCTTTTTCTAATTTCTTTTGTGCCATAGTTTTACTCTCTTTTATTTATTGTTATTATGTCGATTTTTCATTTCCTCATCTTCAAGATGTTGAACTAATAATCCTGTGTATATCTCCCTTTCCCAAGGTATCATGTTTTCAATTTCAGTTAAACTATATTTGTGATGTTGCATCAATGCAAATGTTAATCTATAATAATTTTCTAAATTATTATGAGAAAGGGCTATTAAAAAAAACTATTCATTCCTTCAATAACTATTTCACTTTCTACATTTGTATTTGGATTTATTACATTTATAGTGTGTTTAACTTTAGGAGCTGTTTCAAAAAACTCTTGAACTTTAATTAATTGATTATGTGTCATAGAATCAATAAATTCAGTTAATTCTTTTTTGTTCATATCAGTTTTTTCATAAACATTGTCTTTGTCATAAATTTGTTTTACACAACTTGCAATCAAATCAAAAACAACTTCCTGTTTTTCTAATTCTAAACTAGACATTTCATTTAATTTAGGATAACCCATAATCATACCAATATCATCAGTTAACTTAATATTAGGATCATGACCCTCTGTTTTTATACATTGTACTTGATTTAAATCAATTTCAACTGGAACTTTTGTTTCATTATCATCAGGGCAAGTAACATTAACTTTTGTTATTGATCCAACTGATTTGCTTCTCAATTGTATAAAAATGTATTCCATATCAAATGTTGGTAATTCTTTTACATTTAATTTATTGAAAGTACACGCATCTATTATTTGTTCTAATGCAAGTGCAATTTCATTTTGATTTTCTGAATTCTGTGCAATCATTAACAGTTTTTCTTCTTTCACTAAAAACGGTCTAAATGCAACTTTCTCACCTGTTGAAGGAAGTGTCAATTCATGTCTTGATGCGTTTAACGAAGGTAATGCCATAATATTTCTCCTATTACATTATAATTTAAAATTTTCCTAATTTACCAAATATGTTTCTAACTTTTTTGTTTTTAAGTATTCCACCAAAAAACTTTTTGAGTGAAATAATTCTCTGACTATCTCTTGCAATTCCAGCTGGTAATGCAACTCTACCTCTTTGTATTGCAGGATTAAATCCAGTAGTAATTTCTTCTCTATACTGGTCATATGGTCTACCAACATCTTTTATGTATGGTGCCCATTCTCTAAATGCAAAACCTACTGTTAATCTTAATATGTCATTGTTTGTTGCTTGACCATAATCTAAAACACTTATTGTTTTAGGAAATATATCTCTTATTTCTACTGTTGATGTAATTACATCATTTCTATCTAACTGATGAACTAACATAGTTGTAACATACTCATTATAATAACTTACATTATATGTTTTTTGGTCTATTATTGTATCTTGCCAATCAGTAAAGAATTGTTTTTCTGCATGGTCATTACTTAAATAAAATACACAAGTAATTTCTTCTGCAAATGTTAAACCCTGTGCAACCTCATGTGTTGGGCCATATATATTTTCATTAGTAACTGTTCTTATATTTCTTCCAGGCATTTGAACTTGTGCAAGTCTTAATGACACAAATCTAGATGCGTCTACATTTGATGCGGCTTTTTGAGTTTGTATTTGATTTAAAGGTTCAGCTTGAACTGCATCAGTTTGTAATGTTGAGGGTGCAATTATAATTGCTTCAAATCTATTTGGTCTTGCAAATGAATTAGACCTAGTTTGAAATTGATTTAAATCAAAATTAGCTGTTCTTTTATTTGCAGTATCTTGTCCATTAATTAATGGTATTTTATTATCAGGTTTGATAATATTTTCTAATTGTGGTAACTTATCTTTTGGAACTCTATTTCCTACAATATCTTCAATCGCTCTTTTAGCTTTATTCTTTACATCATTTATTTTTTTATTGATAGGTGATATTGGTGGTATTAACGCCATTAGTAAAATCCTCTATTAATTCTTTTTCTTGAATCTGAATATACTTTTTCAGGAGTTGCTTTTACAAATCTTTGAACTGGTAATAAAACTGCAACCATCATTTCTTCTGCATTAATAACTCTAAAAGGTGTTTGAACATGGTCAATTAAATATCTTTTTACAGTAGGTTGAACTAAAGGGTTTCTCTTAATTCTATTCCATGTCAATCTTATTCTAGTATCCTCATTCATAAGTGTATTATTAGAATATTCAGAAATTACATTTAACAATCGAACTCTTAAAGGTATTGATAAGTAATGAAAATTCAAACCTAAAAAACCATTGTTGTAAGCTTCGATTGGTAAAACTAAAGGGAATCTGTCATAGTATGGTAATTTTTCCTCATGTTTAGGATTATACACAAAGAAATTCATAAGTCCAAAGTTTGGTCTTGCACGAACTCTACCATCACTTACTAATTTTCTAATAGTAGGTGTTCCAAACTCTTTAACCTGATTTCTAAACCATTGAATAGAACGCTCTTTTCCACCAGATTTTTTTAATATATTATCAAATATTGATTCTGCCATAGAAGTATTTATACGCCTAATTCATGTTCAGTTAAGATTTTAAACTCCATTTGTCTATCTAAACAGAACTCATTTGCGGCTTTCCACTTGGCTTTATTGATACCCCATGTTCGCACTTCATTTATAAATTTTGGTGTTTTTCTCTTTGGTATTTGGGGTGGTTGACATTGATTGTAGGGTTTGATTTCAATTAACATTTTTTTAATTGAACCATTTTGTTGTTTGACTTTAATATAGAAATCAGGGAAATATCTATGAATTTTACCATCAATTGGAGAACGATATGGTATAATTACTTCCTCACTTCCCCATTCGATAATCTTATCATTTCTATCACAATAGACCATAAATCGTCTTTCCCATGACGAACGATAGTATATTTTGTCTATATCACCACGATATTTTTTTGAGTTTGTTGGTCTATATCTTCCACTATACGGCATAATCTATTATAAATACTTTAAAACACTTCATTTAAAGGATATTTATATGATAGTAAATTCAGGATATGGTGGCATGGACTTTGGTAGTAATGTCAACAACAATGGTTCACTCTCTAATTCACAACCAGAAAAACAAATAGAAGATACAGGCCTGTCAGAGAAATTTGCAGCTGGATTAGTATATCCTCAAGATGTTGCAACAATGAAACGAACAGAACATTATGTTCAATTCTTTATCAATCAACAAGATAATGCAAGAATAAAATGGAACGCAGATGAAGGATATGAACCACCAAAAGAAAATAGAAATATCACAATAAGACGAGCACCAACTACTAGAACACTTGGTTCAATAACATTATTCTTACCTGCACAATTAAATGTTTCGCATAAAACAAACTATGGTGAAGCAGAAATAGGTTTGGGTGTTGCGGCCGCAATCGCATCTGCAAAAGGAATTGCAAATATGCAAATGACTTTGCAAAGTTTTAAAGATGCAGCTTCAGCCGCAGGTAGACAATTTTCACAAACTGCAAAACAAACTTTAGTAAATGCAGTTGAAACAGCAGGTGCAACTGGTGCCAAAGCCGCATTTGCAATTAGTCAAGGTGAAACTCAAAACAACAGAACTGAAATGAAATTTGAAGGTATTGATAGAAGATCATTTTCATATTCATTTAGATTGTTACCTCGTTCAAGTGCAGAAGCTGAAACAGTAAAAAATATTGTAAATGTTTTTCGTATGCAGTCATTACCAGAAGTTAGTGCAAGAGATGGTTTAGGAAGAACTCTTATTGCACCATCAACATTTGATATAGAATATAGTAATACTGTCAGAGATCAATTACACAAAATATCAACTTGTGTTTTAGAATCAGTAAATGTAAAATATGGTGGTGAAAGACCACAGTTTTTTAAAGATGGTTATCCAGTAGAAACACAATTAGATTTACAATTTAAAGAACTCGAAATTATTACAAAAGAAAGAGTTATGGCAGGATATTAAAATGTATTTTGAAAAATTTCCAAAAATAGATTACGAAGTAAAAGGTGATGGTGTCAATTATAAAATGACAGACATTACTCGTAGAGTTAGATTTTTTAATTCTAAAATTTTAGATAGTGTTAGTTTTGATTACTATGATGTTAAGTCTGGTCAAACACCAGAAATGATTGCAAATGAAATATATGATGATCCAAACTTACATTGGGTTATATTAGTTGCAAATAATATTATAGATGTATATACACAATGGCCTATGTCGGTACAACAGTTTGAAAATTTTGTAAAAGAAAAGTATGACAATCCAGCTGCAATACATCATTATGAAATATTTCAAACATCTGGTGATACAACTGTAAAGATTGAATTACCAAATGAAAGTGCAACAACAATACCAGTTGATGCAATTCCAGTTTCTAATTATCAATATGAAGAATCGGTACAAGATACAAAAAGAAAAATAAGATTGATTCGTTCTCAACATATACAACAAATAGAACAAGAGTTTGAAAGAATAATTACAATATAATGTCAGAAAATAGTTTAAATTATGCAGGTGAGTTTTATGTCGAAATATGTGCATTACTAACTCTAACTGGAACAAACATAAGTCTAAAAGACCAATTCGCAAGTGTAAACATTTATGAAAGTATCTTCAATAATACTCTTACTGGTGATATATCATTTATTGATACAAATGATTTAGTAGCTAATCTACCAATTGTCGGTCAAGAGAAACTCGCATTACGATTAACAACTCCAAGTGAAAATGGTAAAGATAGAAATGTATCTATTGATTTTACAGATGTACCATTAAGAATTACAAAAGTAAATGCAGTAACAGACTATAATGAAAATACAAAAGTAGTTGTATTATCATTTACCACACCAGAACTACTACAAAACGAAAGAACAAGAATCGCACAAAAATATGAGGGAGAACCATCAGTTGATATGGTTCAAAATATATTACGAAACGAATTAAAATCTCAAAAAGAATTCTACTACGAAAAGACATCAAACAATTTTAAAATGATTGCAATGAATGAAAGACCATTTGCATTTATCAATAAGTTATCAAAAAGATGTCTATCTGCAAAACATAATTATGCACCAACATTTTTGTTTTATGAAACAACAAAGGGTTATCATTTTAGAACAATAGACAGTATGTTAAATGCAGATAGTGTAAGAATGGCTTATCAAGAAATAACACCAAATCTAAAAGAAACTGGTCCAGTAGAAAATATGTTTAACTTATTAGAATATGAATTTTTCTCTGCACCAGATGTTTTGAAATCAACTAGACATGGTATGTATTCTTCAAAACTTTTACTGTTAGACTTACATAACAAAGTAAGTAAAACATATGATTATAGTTACCTAGATGATTTTGAAAACAATAAACATACAGATACAAAAAATGAATATGCACAAACAAAGCCGATAATATCAACTGCAACAGATGATGATGGTACTAAAATGTCAGATAACTATGATTCAGTATTTCATGTGCAAACAATAGATAGAAATGTTGTTGATGGACTTTTTAATGCAAATCATGTTGAAGAAGATGGAACTTTTATATATAATTATAATGGAACAGATCAATGGTTGCAGAGAAGAAATTCAAGACTTGCAAATTTCAAAACTTCACATGGTGTTAAAATAAAAGTGCCAGGAAATTCTACAATGCAATCTGGTGACTTATTACATTTAGTTTTCAACAACAAAACAGATGTAACAAATCAATATATGACTGGAAGATATCTTAATACTAGAATGAAACATAGTTTTGTTCGAGGTGACGGTGTTCACAGATACGAATTACTCATAGAGTGTAGGAAAGATTCACTCGCATCTGAATTACCAACAGCTGGTGTTGCATATTCAGATCAAGGAAAATCAATTAATCAAGAAATAGAATAGAAAGGAGATACTGTATAAGAACTTTAAAAACTTTAAAAACGAAAGGAAAATCAATGACCCAAAAACTCAAAAATAGAATCCAAAGAATGACATTTCAGAAACAAAAAGTAAGGAGAGATAAGGTCGACATTAATGATGATGTAAAAGTTGCAGAATTTATTTTCAATAAAAAAGTTAAGGAGATGATACAGAAATCAGTTTAAAATTCAGTAAACATAGTGATTATAAGCCCTTGAAAAACAAGGGCTTTTTTTTCGTCTAAATATTGTAAGTCCTTGATTTTAAAAGAAACTTTTTTTGGCATATGTGTTGACATAGTGTGTTTGTTTTGATAACATAGCTATAATGATTAACAAAACACAGGAAAACAAAATGAATACATATCAAGAATTTGCAAACTACTGCTACGATTTCTACGGTAAAAACGGTACTTTTGAATTAAACTATACTAGAAAACAAATTGCCGCAGGCATTTATTCTTATCTCTTAAAATTAAATGATGACATTACCTGGGGTGGTGGTGACAGTATCGACAGAGAAAGAGTTAGAATCGAAATGCAAAAACTTTTTCCAGAAGTTGAAAATTTGGCAGAAGTTGCATTTAACAATTTTAAAGTTAAAGGAATATTATGAAAAAATACTTACCAACGATTCAAGTTATTATCGGCTTCTTTGGTGTTCTTTTATGTTTTGGTGCAGTTGGAACTGTTGAAGTTGAAGAAAATCCTGATTACATGATAGTAATTATTCAAGGTCTATCAGGTTTATTATTATTGTTTTTATCAATGTTAATTCCTTTCACTACGGAGAAAAATGATGACTAAATTTTTATTTAAATTATGTGTTTTCATGTTAGGTTTATATTTGTTTGTTATTTTCAATATACAAGAAAAAATTCATACATCAACAGATAGAGTTGATAAGTTAGAAACAAAATATCTTAACATTAACTACGAAGATTTAAATGCAGAACATCAAAAAGATATTGATTGTCTTGCAAGTAACATTTATTTTGAAGCTCGTGGTGAACCAACAAAAGGTAAAGTTGCAGTTGCAATGGTTACTTTAAATAGAGTTGTATCAAAAGATTTTCCTAATACTGTATGTGGTGTTGTTCTTCAAAGAACTAAAAAAGTATGTCAGTTTTCTTGGTATTGTCAAAAGAGAGAAAGTTGGTTACATAGAAGTGCAAGAGTTAAATCTAAAAAACATTATGATGAGATAGAAAATCTTGCAGTAAAAGTCTATACAAATTATCAAACATTAAAGAAAGAAGATTTGACTTATGGCTCTACATTTTATCATGCAACTTATATAAACCCAAAATGGGATTTGTATAAAACTAGAACTATTGGTAATCACACTTTTTACAAACATTGACTTGACAAACAATAATTTTTATGATAGTATTTCTGTGTTATGAGTAAACGAATTAATAAAAAACATTATATTGATGACTGGAGAGAAAATAATAAGTTTCTCAAAAGATTAAATTTATCAAAGATTACTTTAGAAGAATATATAGATGAAAGACACGGTAAAGGTAAATACAAACCTAGAGTGTTAGATACTTTTACAGTAACAAAAAGATATGTTAGAGAAACAGAACATATTCCTAGTTTATCAATGTCTACTATAGGTGATTGTTCTAAAAGAGATAATTCAGAAAAACTCAAAGTTAGTAGTAAATATATAATAGGTCAGGCTTATAATAAAGGTGGGTTTCAAGTGTTGACTGATTTTGAATCAAAAGACCCACAAACAGGAAAGAGAAGATAATTGTTT